AACGTACCTTATCTTGCGTTCCACCCACCCTCTATCCAAAAGTCGCCAACCTTGCGAAACATGCCCACATAAATCGCACCGCCCGTGCGCTCGTTGTTCCAGACGAAATCGATACCTTTGGACATCAACGCCTTGTTAGCGCGAATCTGCGCCACTAGCGTCCCGTCCGAGAGGCTTTCCACCGATGCAGACCACTGCTTTTTATCGCGTCCTACGTTCCTGAAATGCACCGTCATGCAAGGTATAGCGTACCTTATACGATCGATTCTGAAACAGGATTTCAGGGCTGAAAGATGGCTTTGTTTGCAACGTTCGGAGGCGGCCGTTTAGGGAGACGTTTTTGAAACAGCGGTTCAGTCGGCATAGATCGGGCCGCGAACGCAAACCACTGGAGTGTTTACCGGACACTGATCGAAGTTAGAGCGCTCTAGTACGAGTTCCACAAAGTAGACCATTTCAAGACGGTCCTCTATTGCGACGAACACATCACGCCCCGGCGGATATTGTTCCAGCGCTTTAATCAGTTCGGCAACGGTCATCGATGGGGCGCTGGGATTGTGTGCGAGTGGTTCAGGTGAGCAATTGCATAAGGGAGCGGTGGCTCCGTCCCATAATGCAAACGGTATGCAGCTTCCTGGTAATGTGCCAGAAACAGCTTTACCGCCCATCGTTTTGCCCGTTCGTGCAGAGCCATTGCGGGCAGTTTGCCGGATTCAAACAGTTCGATCAGACCGGCATCCAGTTTCTTCTGCCTCGCCTGCTTCAGCCGTTCCGCCGCGGTCGCCGCCAGGTCTCCGTTATCGTTGCGCTTTTGCTCGTAGGCCTTTCGTTCGAGGTAGAGTTTGCCGTACACATCGTCCTTATGGCCGCTTACCTTGACGAAGCTCTCGCCCATCAGCCAGCACAGCCGTTTCAGGCTTGCGTTCCAGGGCCGTTTCTGGCCCTTCTCCCATTTACAGGTAGGGTCTAAGCCGGCGAACCGCCAGATATGCCCTACGGTCGGCGCTTTTGTAATGTCGATGTTGGCGATCAATCCCGATGAAATCACGGGGCCGATCCCTACGATATTCCGGCTCCACTCGCCCATCGGCTGCGCCGCGCTCCACTTGTCGAGCACGGCTTTTATCTGATTCTCGAGCACCACCAGTTGCCCGTTGAGCCAGGCGATGAATTCGGAGGGCTCCTGGCCCTCGAGCAGTTTGCGCTGCTGGTTGGCGGCTGCGATGCGGTAGTCCTGCAGGTCGTAATAGGTATCGACGAAGTAGCGGGCTTCGCGCACACCCATCAGCTTGGCGGCGGCGCGAAGGTCCCGCGACAGTTTCTGGACGGCCTCGATATTTGCGCTCACCAGTTAAGGCTACTCCCTATCGGCTCGCTCTTGTATGTCGGTGCTCTCACGTATGTTGGCACGCTCGGCCATGTCGGTACTCTCTTGTAATGCGGCTCGCTCTGCCGTCCAGGTACTCTCTAGTTGCACGGCTCGCTCTGGCTATCCGGTACTCTCCTCAAGGTCGGCTCGCTCTTCATCATGGGTTCTCTCTGCTCTCACGGCTCGCTCCCACAGTTCGGTACTCTCAACGTCTCCCGGCTCGCTCAGTTACCGCGGTGCTCTCAGGGAAACTGGCTCGCTCAACCAGCACGGTACTCTCCGACTTTGCGGCTCGCTCACCTAATCCGGTGCTCTCTGATTTTACGGCTCGCTCCGGGATCGCGGTGCTCTCACACAATACGGCTCGCTCCTCGACGACGGTACTCTCCATCAACGCGGCTCGCTCATCTATTGCGGTACTCTCCAGGTCGTCGGCTCGCTCTTCATCCGCGGTACTCTTTTGGCTTTCGGCTCGCTCTTGACCTACGGTACTCTCCCAAGCCTCGGCTCGCTCAGTTTACCCCATCCAGCCCGTACTGAAGCTGCTCGCTGACGCCCACGCTGAGACTGGCTTCTCCTTCTGGGGGGCCGGCTGGGTGGCGCAGATCTCTATAAACTGGCCGTGCATGTACCTCAGTGCATCCAGAGCATGATCGCGCTCTTTTACGATCCGGCCACGCTCATCCCTTCTATACAATCTGTACTCGGCCAGCAGGTTCTGGCAGGACTTGAAGATCTTCAGGCGGCCGCTGGTCATCCGCATCAGGAGCTCATAGATCCCCGTCTCCACGCTGTTCTCAGCCGCAACTAGGTCCAGCCCGAGATCCCGGTACATGTCCAGCAGGTTCCTCCCGTCGATCTGGCCCCGTCCCCGGGCTGCCGGGTCTATCGCTCCCTTGATCCAGGCTCCCCTAGTCTTGATGGCTTCTGCGTGAATCACTGGCTCGCTCTCCGAGCGGTAATGCTCCGAGGTGACATACAGCGTGTCGCTGTCGCGGTCGAGGGCACCCCATACCGCAGCACTCCATCGCCATCCGACGTCGAAGCCGTACGCTCTCGGCCAGTGGGCCGGGATCGGGATGTCGTCGATCGTGATCTCGGACTCGGCTACTTTGTAGATCGCTCCGCTGCCTAAGCTGGGTACGCCTTTCGACCTGGCGTCACGCTGGTAATCCGGGTAGCTGCTAAGTAGCTCCTTCTTAACGGCTTCGGACAAGTGCGGCACGGCATCCCAGTCGCACATGACGAGGTAGGCGTTGCCGTTCAGGACTTCCATATATTCAGCGATTACGCGGTCGATATCCCGCCAGGCAGGAACCGTTGTATCAGTGGGGTGAGCCCTTGTAGAGGCGTGAAGGTAAGCGCCAACAGCCCTCCAGTAGTTGCCATTCGAGTGAGAGTTTCGTCGAATATCTGTTCGGGGCATTCCTCGTCCAGCCACCCGAACTCCAGGCTAAGCCCTTGGAACGACTCGCGTTTCTGCTCGTATGACTTGAAGATTAGCGTGCTGAATCCGCCGACCGCATGCTTGATATAGCAAGTGTCGACAGCATCAGTCACGCCTGAGCGCATCGTGCTTTTCTCCAACAAGTCGAATGGGATCATGCCGGTCCCGAATCTTCCAGGCTGGCCTAGCAGTTCCTGCTGGACCACTTCTCTAGTCGTCTTCCCTGTATCTGAAGCAGCTACGGCTCTTATCGGCTTGTCGAATCGTTTGCCGACCCACCAGTGAGGATAGATCCCGGTCAGGTGCAGCGTTAGCTCGTACGCGCCGGCGATAGTCTTGCCGGTCCGGTTGCCGGCAAGGAATACCCGCGTGCGGTACTTCGACCCGGCCGCGAAGAACTCAAGGTGCGGCTTGTAGAGCTCGCGTCGGAACGGGCCTTTCTCTGGAAAGAAACTGTCAATCTTGTTTCTCGATCTCCGTTCCTTCTCGGCCGCTATCAATAACAGCATTTCCCGCCGCTGCGAGTCGGTCACTTGAGGCCGCGAGATACAAGGTGTCGAGTGCATCTAGTTGATCCTGCGATAGTTTCGAGAGGTCGATACTGACGTTGGCCTGGATATCGGCTGTCAGGCTGACGTTCGTCGTCGACGTATCCCGGTACTCCGGGATGTGCTTTTTCATCGCGAACATCAGTAAGATGTCCGACTTCTTACGGACGGTCCCGACCTTCTGTCCCTGATACCAGACTGGCTCCAGTTCCCCTTCCTTCGCACGCTTGTGGAGCTCCTCCTCCAGTCCTTCTTTGAACTGGGAATGTGCGCGGGTGAACGCTTCGGCGTACTTGGGGTCAGGCAACCACTCGTAATGCAGATGACGGTCGACTTTGGCTATCCGTGCGGCGCGTGACAGATTGCCGGAATAGGCATACTCGGCCAGGAAATTTTTCTGGTCTTCTGCTGTAGATCTAACAGTTAGTTTTCGCTTGCCCTTATCGGATGAAGGAGGGTTACCCATCGTACATACACGTCTGCCACATGCTTCTTTTTTACTTGTCTAATTGTCACGGAAAGTGGGCCGCCGGCGGCCCCGATTTAGGGGGCGAACCTAAGGCGTAATAGTACTATAATTCCGTCTGTAAAGTATTAAAACGATTGTGAATTAGCAAAACCAAAATAGTTGTTTTGTTCACTCGTTGTTAGTATTTCTTATTACACACCCACCAGAAACTGGGAGGAAGAGTCCTCCGGATTGACGTGAAGGTATCGCTGCGTGGTGTTGAGGCTCGCGTGCCCGAGCGTGTGCTGGATCAGGCTCAACGGTGCGCCGGCATCAAGCGCGTGGGTCGCATGGCCGTGCCGCATCCAGTGGGCGCTGACATGCTCCGTGAGTCCGGCGCGCTCTGCTGCTTCCTTGACGATGTTGCTTATGCGCGTCCGGTTCATCGGGCGTTTATCGCCCTCGCGGGACAGGAAGACCGGATCTTCCGGCTTCGCATCCGGGGGGCGGATCGCCATCAGGGCTTTCCAGGTTTCTTTCGATATCAAAATGGTCCGGGTCTTGTTCCCTTTGCCGAGCACCGTCACCTGGCCGTCGTCCCTGCTCCGTTCCCGGCAGTCGAGCCAGCGCAGGCCCGAGCATTCCGAGGCGCGAATCCCGGCCCCGTACAGCAACCGGATAATCGCTTGGTCGCGAGGTATCTCGGTCAGCCGGATCATCTTGCGGATGTCTTTGGCCGGCAGGATCTTTTCGGCTAAGTCGTCCGGGGCCTGCTGCAGCCGCAAGGCACGCCCCACGTCAAAAGGGATGGTTCCGATACGGTGCGCGAAGCCCAATAACGATTTGACCGTTGCCATTTTGCGATTGATGGTGCGGCGTTTGAGGTGGCTCCAGGAATCCTCGTAGCTTTGCAGCACGTCGAGCGTAATTTCGCCAATGCGCAGCGGGTGGCAGAAGGCGCGGAAATGCGCAATTACAGGCAGGTACACATACAACGTGGAGCTCGGACGGCCATGCTTCCATAACTCAATTATGTGCTCCCAATCCGGGCCGCGAGGTGGTGTCGCCTTGACCAAGGCTTTGCCGTTGTTGCGGCTCATGTGGGAGCCCCGTAGAAACAGCCCTGCAATACCGTGGTGAAGTGCGGTAGCAGGATCGACGGTACACGGTCGATATGCCACATTCCACGCACATTATAATAATTTTCCCTTTTATGCGGCATCGCAATACGGTGACCGTTCACGCGGCACCCGGACGTCTGGTGCGCGGGATCGGGGCCGCGGAAACGGAGCCCGCGGATTCGCCTGTCGGTCCCGATCACATCGATATCCCGGCGGGACATCAGCGCTGCGGCCTTCTCCCGATCCGCATGAAACAAGACCGTGTTCGAGTGGTCATACACGGGCGTCTTACGCGCCAGCTTGCGCTCGCAGTTTATTCGCATGTGAAGATTTACTGGAGATTAAGGGAGTCGAACCCGCAGGGCGCAGATTCGTTTTTTGATGCCGGACACAACTCTACTTCCCGCAGTTTCAACCCGGATTGGAGTGGTCCGGAACCACAACTAACTGGTTATCCTACGGCAGTAGTATATCGCGGAATCGCTTTGACCGTACGCGGCCCGATACGATCCTCGCTCACCAGCCCCCGCTGATCGGCGGGAGCGATGACGCTGTCCAGCTTTTCCATACTGATCGAACACAACTCGAAAAACCGTTTAGGTCCCAGCCGCTGCTCGACTGCGGCCATATCGGATATCCATCGCTTCAGCGGTCTGGCCCCGACCTGAAGGACAAATTGCGAACCGTCCTCCATGTACGCTGCGTCTGCGGGTTGATCCTCGTACCACCCGGCGATGGTCGACCGTAGCTGGTCGTAGCGTTTCTCCGCGATCCGGAGCTGGGCCACCATCGCCGCCAGTGCTCCGAACTCGTCTATCACCTTTGCGCGGACAGGGTCGCGGGTGGGCTGGTCGATCTGCCGGATCTTGGCGCGTGACTTTGCCGTGGTGCGTGGCAAGTTCTACTTGTAACCGTGATTGCGGTTTAAGTCAATAGAGCGCGTACTTTCGCTTCTGTCAGTTTCCACCGGATTACCGTCTTCTCTATCTCGCGGTCCAGTTCGCGCATCGTTTTCTGATGCTTCTCTCGCTGGAGACGCGCCCGTATGCCGGCTTTAATCGGATCGTGACGTTTCGGCGGCAGCATCAGACTGACTTTACTTTCTCCTCGAGCACGGCTACTTTCCGGTCGATGCCTTGGACAAACTCGATCAGCTTGTCAATCCGGCTTCCGAGATAGATGTACAACGCTCCGTTCATCAGGATGCCTACGAGCGGAACCGCTATAAGGGTATAGTACTGAGTTTCGCTCATGCCTTCTTCTTCGCCTTCTTAGCTGCTGTTTTCTTCTTCGTTCCCCATCGCGCAGCCGCCGCCTGCTTACCCCGCTCCTTACGTTCCTTCTCTGTCAATACGGCTACACCCTTCCGAACCTTCTTACTGCCACCGCGACTCCCAATCTCCGCTAGGTACTCACTCACCGGATTTCGCTTCTCCGCCATCCTTCCATTAGTACCATAAGCCGCTTATGCACATTTTCACTTGGGTACTTGTGTACCACAAGCCGCTTATGGCATCATACTTATGTACCCAGCAGGTACACAGGAGAAACGATGCGATACGAAAACTACGGGCCGATGGACATCGACGAATTCGACCCGAACGACGAGCCTGTCTGCGTCTGCGCGGATTACGTGGGCTCGACAGAAGTCACATACTGCAAGGCATGCATGACCTATACGGACGACGCCAACCTGCTGGCGCCGGAGACCATCGAGGCCATGCTCACCAACACGAATCGCGTAATGAGCGCACTATATCAAGCAATGGACAAAAAGGACGCAGCCTAATGCAATCCGCTCTCACAACCTACAAAGAAGCAGTATCGGAACTGATCAACGCGGTAAACGCTCTCGACCAGGCGCACTCGATGTTGAAGGATATCGGCTGGGACCAATACATCTCGACCAAAACCTGGGGTCGCCATGTGAGCCTGCTCGATGCCGTCGCCATTGCGGACAAGCTGTTGTTCGACGCGCAGAACGCAAGCTGCCCCGACTGCGCCAAACCGCTGGCGGAATCGGAAGATTGCCTCTCGGGCTGCTGCCCGGATTTGGTAGGACACGTCAATGGCTAGCCCGGTCGCAACGCGCAGAGATACGCTGACCTTCGAACCCGAAGTCGTTTATGAGCTGGTCCTGAAATACGCGACAGGCAAACAGATCTCGAACGGCAACATCATGTTTACCACCAGCATGGACCAGGTGTTCTTCCTGAGACCCGAAGCCGCGCAGAAGATTCACGCGCTGGGATTAGGTGTGAACGAACCGTTTGAGTTGATCAAGCGCAACAGCGGCATCGTTGTGCGACGAATCGAGCAGCAGCCGGAACCGTCCCCCACCCGGAGTTCAATTCCGACTGCCGCTACAGCTCAGACAGAAAAGGGTCGCGCTGCCGATAACAGCACTGTTGCTCCGTCGTCGCAGCCACAATCTAACACACTGAGTGGCCTTATGGCTGGTTCCTACATAGCGGCTATGGATGCGTTGATGATTGCGCAGGATTATGCCGAAGCGAAAGGCTTGCCTTTCAAGATCAGCCCGATGGAACTGAGATCGGCAGCTTTATCGATTTTCATAGCAACGAGCAAAAATGCGGGTGGCCCATGGCAAAAGTAATCAACTGGGTTATCTACATCTTGAAGAATCCAAGGACCAACGAGGTCCGGTACGTTGGCTGGACCTCAAAGAAGAATCCCAAAGTACGCTTGAGTATGCACCGCTACGAAGCGGTCAGGCATCCACATAAAACCCATAAAACTGCATGGCTTCTATCTCTTGTGAGCATCGGCCTTGAGCCTCTCATGGAGATCATTGAATCGGGTACAGGGAATGGCTGGGACGAAGCAGAACGCCGTTGGATTGCACACTACCGTGCTAACGGCGCGCGATTGGTGAATGCCACGGAGGGAGGTGAAGGATGCCCCGGCCGCATTGTGTCTGCCGCCTCGCGTGAGAAACAGAAAGTCTCGCAGAAAAACCGCATATACACGCCTTCGCCCGAAACACGGGCTAAACAATCTGCTGTATCGAAACAACGGTTCGCCGCCATGACACCCGAGGAACGTTCTGCCTTTACCCGGAAGAACTCTCTAAAACGATGGGCTAAGAAAACACCGGAAGAACGCATCGCTTGGGGGAAATTTATTCACGAGGCGCTCGATGCCAAACGCGAACATACCCCCCATGTGGTTTCCGCTGAAACACGGGCCAATATGTCAGCAGCATTTAAAGGCAGAAAACTCTCAGCCGAAGCACGGGCCAACATAGCTCGAGCCGCAAGAAATCGGAGAAAAAAAGCATGAGCGCCATTCCAGTACTACCCGTTAAAGAAACCCTGGCCGATATTACAGAGCGTCTTACCGAGCTCCTCGACACGATTGATATGTGCGACGACCCAGACGTTCGCATTGAATGTGAAACCGAGATCATGGATGTTCTCACGCGCCAGATGAGCAAGATAGATCGGATGTGCGAACTCGCCGATGCTATCGATTTTCAGATTGCACTACGCAAGAAACAAGTCACGTTACTGGAAAAAGCAAATAAACGCGGATATGCCATCTTGGAACGTATCGATTGGGCTGCTATGCGAGTCATGGAAGCTACCAATAGACGCGAGCTGACGGGTAGTCTCTACTCGTTTAGCTTGCGAAAGCTTCCGCCATCCGTGGAAGTGACCAACCAGGCGGTTGTGCCCCCGCAGTATATCCGTACAACAGTCAGTGAGTCGGTAGACAAGGCAGTAGCGAAAGTGGACCTTCGCAATGGCGTCACGATTCCCGGCTTGCAGTACGTGGTTGACCGTAAAGGCGTGACACGCAAATGACCCGTACACTCACGGGCCGGGAGATGGAGATCTCGGCCCTCGTCGCCACAGGTATGTCCAACAAAGCGATTGCCGCGCAACTGGAAATCAGCGAACAGTCCGTCAAAAACATGCTGCAGCGGGCGTTCACGAAGACGTTATGCAGCAATCGTACGGAATTAGCCCTGTGGATGCTTAAAACGGCAGCGTGATTCACGGAATCATCGCTCGTGTTAAGAAATGCGGCGAGTAGTAATTGGCAATTGATTTATGCCCGTTGATGGGCGTATCGTAGGCGCAGTACTAATTCGTAATTTATAGGAACTTGTAATGCCGCTTTCTTTTGCAGCGCCGTGTCAGACCACCTGGCGAGTCTGTTCGCGCTTCGGTTGGCAATCATGCTATTTTGATCATGTCCGGCTCGCTACCGGGCGTGCGTTTTCTGTGGACTGGCGGTCGTGTTCTCTTCCCCAGAGAACTGTTTCAACGGCCGCCACCCACAATCCCTCTTTGAAACGGAGGGCTGTTGAACTCTAAACAGCTACAATCCGCGCTACAAGCCCAAAGCCGCGCAGGCGTTCGCCTCGAACGGGTTCTCCTCTCTCATGTATCGCTTAAGGGTTTGCAGGCTGCGGTGTCCGGTGTGTCTCGCCGTCAGGATCTCGCCGATTACCGGCAACGCTTCCGTCACAAAGCCAGCCCGCAGCGAATGGCCCGCATAGCAGCCAGGATCGAGCCCAATCGATTCCGCCGCACGCTTTACCACTTCGCCTACGGTATTCGGGTTCAATCGCCGCCACAGCGGATTCCGGCCGGCAGAAATTGCCAGGAGCAGCGGCCCGGGACGATCGCCTCGAATCCGAAGCCAGTCCTTGATGGCGTGAAGGGGACACGTCTCCGCGGCCTGGCCCGGAGGAATGCCTATCGTGCGGCCGATTCCAGCCTGGTCCTGCTTTTCCCGGCGTACATGGACCAGCAAGCCCGCTTCGGTGAACTCGATGTCTGCGAGGTCAAGCCCGACGATATTCGAGCGGCGCAGGGCCGTACTGAAGCCCAGCAGCAGCAGAGCACGGTCGCGGGTCTTCCACGGATCGGGAAGCACCAGGTTCCGAAGCATCTGCCGCAGGTTCTCGATATTGATCGGGGTCTTCTGCCGGGGCTGTTCGCCTCTAAGCCGTTGCGCTCCTCGCAGGATCATCAGGATTTCCCTGGTGTACGGCGAAGGGTGATTCGCCATCCGGTGGTAATGGACGATCCCATAGCAGTGATGTCTCGCCGTGCCGATCTTGTGACCGCGGCACAGCATGTCGGTCACGTACAGCTTCAGCGTCGATTCCGCGGCAGGCAACGGTTCCTGGTTGTTCGCCGCACACCAGAGCAGAAAGCTGCGCCAGTCTTTCGAGTAGCCAAGCAGGGTGCATTTCGCGTGAACGGAACGCGCCAGGCGGATGCTTTCCTCGATCAGTCTTTCTTGTGTTTCATACAAAACACAAAAGGGGAGGTTGAGTTGTTCCATGCGCATTGAACGCACGAACCAGAAGATCTTTGGCAAAGAGTGGGGAGAGGCTACAGGGAGTTATCCCTGCTGCCGCCAGCAGCATAGTTGTCAGGGTAAACCCCCTCCGGTCTTTCCTTTACGACTGCCAGCAGCCTGAGAAACTTTTTGTGCAGTCGCAAAGGCGCAGAGCGCGGGAGGGGTTATAACAACTAGTTTTATCTTGCCATAGATTCTGCTGGTTTCCATTCCCTTTTCGCTCCTGAAATCACTGTCACCCCCGAAAAATTACTGAGTTATATAGCCAGTAAGGCTAGAAAGTACTAGGGAATGGTATGGCGTCAGACACTAACGGCAGTGGTAAGCCCTTCATCATCACCGGCGCAGACGGTAAACGCCTCGAGATTCCGCACGGTGACTATTACTTCAATACCAAGGCCCGATGCCGGCGGTTGATGCAGAACTCGCTATCGAGCGATGCTCGACGGGTCCATGCGTGTCTGGAACTTGCCACAATGGGCTGGACGCGGGAGTTGGCGCTAGCTAACAACGGCCAGCCGCTGACCCCTTCGGATATCGTCGATCAGACCGGCCTAATCAAGCAGCACGTTACCGCCGCTTTACGAGAGCTCGAAGAGCAGGGTCTGGCGGAACGCCGTAGCGATGATGGCGGGGAATTGCGCCGCGGTCACATTCTGATATACTCCTGGGCGATCCCTCAACCCGCCAAGGAAGAGGATAGTAACTGCGCGCAGTTACAATCTAGCTTACAGTTTCCTGATTGGTTTCCTGAATCCTGGGATTCCCTCAAACCCCTCATCAAACGTCTGAGAGTAAGACTCGATACAGAGTTAGTAACTGCGCGCAGTTCAATTCTTGAGGAGGGCGCCGAGATTGCGCGCTGTTACGAAGAGGCGGAAAAGCGTGTGCGCGCACTGCTCGAAAGGGTTAGCGCGCAGAACGACCTATATAAGGAAGATAGAACTTATAGAAATACTGATAGAACAGAGGAGAGAGAGGGGCGTAAAGCTACTAGTAGTATCGAGGTACCGGAACAACCCCGCTCTTCCCCCCCCCCAACTTCTGCCGTAGTATTGCGGAAGGACCCTCCTTCAAATGAAGTCAGCCCGCCAGAAGCAAATCTTCAAACTGATAACCGAAGAATTAGTCAGCCGGATAGCCGAATACATGTTGGAGGAGACGGAGACACCTCAGAGCCAGACCCTAATAACGAACGTCCTAGAGACCATGATGGACCGCCAACGCCACTCAGAAGATCACATGACCCGGTTTCTGGAGTTGATTTACGACTATCATCCCGACAGGATGCTGGCGGAAGGAATCTTCTGGGACTCCCTGCATCCAGTACCACGTGCGCCGTCCCGACCCGTGACCCGGAAGCGGAGCGTCAAGTAGTTGCCGGTAATCCCGAGAGCACTGACGCATTTGAAGTTTTCTGTTTCGTCATGCACGGCTGCGGGCGCCCGGTCGCCGTGAAATGCGTACGTGAGTGCCGTGCTGAATTCTTCAAATATCCCCCCACAACCCAACAGCGCATCATCGAAGACGCCAACCTACGATTCAAAGGGGATAACCCCCGCTTTATAACGGCCCCTCTGAAATACCTGTGCAGCGAGATTTGGGATACAGAGCCCATTACGCGGCCGCTGTTTTCGCCCCCTGCCAGCACTGCTCAGCAACAGCGCGACGATGCCCTACGCAGGTTGATGGATCGTGCCAGAGCCCGTGACCAGGAATTCGGGGATCTGCGATGAAACTCACACGGGAACATGTCACAAGGGCGATTGCAAAGATGAGCCAGAGCCGTATTCCGTATTTCCCGACCGGAGATCTCGGCCTCGAGATGGTGCAGCGCTCGATAGAGCAGTTTGTCGGTACGGCAGAGCAGCTCGAATGGCTGACGAACGTAGCCTGTAATACGATGCGGGCTTGGTCCCTGCCCGAACTCCGCGGTCTGTTCTGTTCAAGGTTTGCTCCCGCAGACGGAGTCTGGGCGACTGCCGAGACACCCGGCTTCACGCCTGACGAAGCAATGGCGGCATCGGAACGCGCTTACTTGGACCGTGAATCGAAGGACTACGAACGCAAACTGGCTGCGTGGAAGGAAGAGGCGAAACTGCTGGGGCCGGGAGAGCCGGAACCGTTCGAGCTTCCCCCAGCCGCGGTAAAGATGCTGCCTGCGCCACCGCCGGCCGTTCCCGAGCCATCGAAGCCGACCATTTCGCTGCGCGAGGCGGAAGAGCAACTAGAGCAGCAGTTAGCCCGAAGTTTGCGGCGATCCGCGGACGAAGCAGCGCGTCTGATTGCCGAGTTGGAACAGCAACTCGAAAGCAAAAAAAAAGTGACTGAGCCGGAAGCGAAATGGGTCAACTGAAGTCGTCCATCAAACCCCAACGCCATCGCGAGTACGAGCAGGAGCAGCGGCGGATCTTCTGGCGCAAACTGACCGTGCGTTGTATATTGGCCGACGTGAAGCACGGCAAACCTGTCGACCCGGAACTGGTCGAATGGGCCAAAGCGCAGAAATGGTAATCCCGATCAACAAGAAAGCGGAGCTGGCCTACCAGCAGTACCGCGCCCTCCACAAGCAATTACTCCGCACCAAACTCGAATCGGGTGCCGTGAAACGCGCCACCCGCCTGACCCGGCCCGCCGAGTGCGTGTTATGCGGCCTGCCGATCCGGCCCGGCGACACGTTTCGGGATGCCGGCTACCGGCACCGTTCGCATGAATCCTGCCTGAAGACCAGCCT